GGTGTTTACCCGCGCCTGCGCAGCCGTGGGCCTTTACTGAGGGGGGTGTCTCCCCCCCTGCCGCAGGGCGTCCAGCGCGGTCCCCGCAGTATTGGCAAATCCGGACGCCGTACTCTTTGCGGCGCCTCGAATGACAGCGCCGGTCCGCGACGATAAAATCTCGTCAACGCCCCGCTGCGCCTCCTGCTTTAACCTATCTTCTGTGGCAGAACGACGCATGATGCTGAGGAGATCGGCGCCGTTCTTTGCGGCGGTACGGTATTGATTATATCGCTGCTGCGCTTCCTGTTTCCGCTCAGTGGTCACAACGGGACGGCTTCTCTCCGGGTCTGCATTGTAATAAATCGTTTTCCCTGTCTTGGTATTCGTAAATGTGCCCATGTGAGGCCTCCTCTTTTATGGGTTATATTGGTAGCCGTACTTGGAAAGAAGGGATTGAATCCCCTGCCGCTGCGCACTGGAAAGTTCGTTCCATCTGGATGTGACGTTTCCAAGTGCGGCATTTTCCTTCCCACCGTTCAGCTGGGCCACTACGGACTGCGCAAAAGCCCGGTAATGATCCGGATTCATCTCAACCAGGTCATTCTGCGTCGTGATTTGTTGGGGGCTTCTGCTGGGCGTTGTTCTACCAGAAGAGGAAGACCTGCTGCCGGAGGAACCTCCCTGCAGCGCGGCCATCCGCATGGAGAGTGCGTCTGAGGAGGAAATCCCAGCCTGGGTGAGTGTAGCGTTATCAGGCATAATTCCGGCGCCTAGCATGGTCATCGCCAGGTTATACGCGTACTCCCGGTTTTGCGCGGCAAGGCTATCCTGATACTGCTGCTGCGAGGCCTGAAACTGCTGATTCCACTGATTGTTTGCGGTGTTGAATTGCGCCTCCCAATTTGCCTGCTCCTGGGCGAGCTGGGCAAGCTGCATGGAGGCGTCGTCCTGCCGGACATACTCGCTGTACAGCGCCTGGGCTAACTGCGCGTTACCCTGGGCCTGAGCCTGGGCCGCCGCGTTCCGGTACTCCACGGCAAGAAGCTGCTGCTGTAAGGCGTTCTCCGCCAGCGCATTGGACTCCTGTGTGGAAATGTCGGAGAGATTGCCTTGCAGCGTCGCGGAGTTTGCGAGCGCTGCCTGCCCAGAGGTGCCGGTATTCAGCCCCCGGGCGTTGGCATACTCGTTAAACGCCTGCCGCGCGATTTCATTTTGACTGGCTGCTTCATTTCGGGCGGCCTGATAGGTGACAGGAATCTTCTCCGCATTGGCCTGCAGGCCCGCGAGGTTTTGTTCATAGGCGGACTGCAGCGCTGCAAGCTGGGCCTGTGTGTTCGCGGCGTACATCGCGTTAAGATATTCAGACAAGTCCGAAACGCTGCCGCCGCGGCTGTGGCTTCCACCCGAAGAACCACCCCCGCCGCCGCTTCCGGAGTCGTTGAACAGCTGGTGGGAGGTGTTGGTTCCCTTGACCGCATAGCCCGATTCATCGTATGTAACCTTGTACTTTCCGCTGGTCGTGGTCTGTTCCACCGTCTGGCCGGCGAGGTCCGGCCGCTTGGACATGTCCGGTGTGTTTGGGTATACCTTATGGGGCTTGGAGGACTCCGTGAAGCCCTGCTCCATCTCCTCTTTTGTCCAGGTGCTTGCCATGTCTGATCACTCCTTTGCAAAAATAAAAGCGCCGAAAGGCTGGATTTCTCCAGTCCTTCGGCGCCTTACGCTCGTGCTTGTGATTGATTTACTACCATTATATATGAAAAAGAGCCGCCCCGCAAGGCGGCTCTTGTAAATCCGATTCACATTTTTCAGAAAGCAACCTTCATAACCCGGCCCTCGCTGCCCGCTTGCGGTCTTCTTCGTTCACCTTTTGTGCCGCTTCCGCTTCACTAATTCCTTCTTCCGCTCTTTTGGACTCAATTCGGAGATACCGAATATAGTCCGGGACGGAACGGTTTTCTTATCTACTCTACTTAAATATTACTAATCACTTGCATTTTTTTTAATCGACATGTATAATTCAGATACAGATAGAAAGGAGTGCAAATTATGGAGCGTCCACAATATGCTAATGCTTTTTCAGTTACGTATAACGCCAAGCTGAATGAAGTAGTCATTAACTTTGTTCATGAGTACCAAGTTTTTGAAACGCCTGTAGATACCGCCCAAGGAAAAATTCCAATAAAACCACTCACACACCAAACTGATGTCTGCAGTGTGGTATTACCCGGTGAAATAGCTAGTCAGTTGCGTGGTATTCTTGGGAAGTCTATGCAACAGAACGATGAGTGATTTTATTGAGGCAAAAGACCCGCGGGGTGTAAAAATATATTGCACATTGAGCCAGTGGGAGAATCACATCGTTGCAGACCCAACTGGGCATCCTATCATGAGAGATAATGTCCAGGCAATCATAGAAACATTAAAAAGTCCAGATTATATCTATGAAAGTCATGACAGCGATCCTCCTCTTGATTACCGAGAAGTTTTTAGCAAGGAAGTTGAAAGCGCCACATATTATAGTATGGTACCTTACACCAAAGTAGTTGTTGCTGTTGTTGGCGGAAGTGGTGAGGTTATTACAGCATATCCCGCCAAGAACCCAACAGGCGGAACCAAGGGAAAGGCTATTTATGAAAGCGATGAACATTGATTATGATAGGCGCTTTGATACACTTTATATTGCATTAGGGAATACGTCCAACTCATATGGTGATGATAGTTTAGGGGATATTATTCTAATGCGGGACATGGCAACAGATGATATTACTGGAATTACTATATTGAGCTTTCTAAAAAAATGCCATGCACACACTTTTCCAAAACTGCCGGAAAGTCTAAATCTTTCAATAGAAAAAGACATCTTACCATTATTTGAATAACAGAGTAGCCTCCCTTGGCAAATTTTTGTGTACCATATGGAGGCTACTTTTTTATTATCTAAATCTTAATAAACCGGTACAGCATGGTACACATCTGCTCCCTGGTCACGCTTTGGGAGAGCATCAAATCTCCCTCCGCATTTCCCCGCAGGATGCCGTTCTCCACGGCCCACTCCACGCCCTCCTTGTGGGCGGGAGATGGTGTATTGTCCATGGTCTTTCCCTCCAATCTCTTCTTGAACTCCGCCCACTTCTGGGCATTCACCAGATACGACGGACAGTGTTTTCCTGTCACGTCGAAGTGGCGGTACACATTTCTCAGCGGGATGCCGTACTTTTCCATCAGCTCCCGGCCCAGGGCGGCGGCATTTGCCAGGGTTGCTTCGCTGGCCTGATAAATGCCGTTGCGGATGGTATCGCACATCTCAATGCTGATGCTGTTGGTGTTGGTGATCATCCCATACATCGTCCCGCCGCCGGTCTTGTCGGCGTCGGCGTACTTCTTACCGCCCACCGCCCAGGCCACCTTCAGATCAGGCACAGAGCGCCAGACCGTGGTATCGTCCACAAAATAGTGGGCGCTGGCCTGCACGACATTGTTTTGAAAATAGGCGGCGTTGTTGGCCGCTTGGTCCCCGTCGTTGCCGGTGTAGTGGAACACCAGGTATTTGATCTGATTGGCAGCCCGGGAACCGCCATAGTTCCCGGGGTTGGCTAACCGCTCCTTCAAAACATAGCTCAAGCGGCCTCACCGCCTGCTTGGTCCGTGCCGGAGTTGGCTGTGGCTTCCGCTTTCTCTGCGCTTCGCTTCTCTGCCTGGGTACCAAAATAGAACGCGATCACCACTGTGAACACCGTCAGAAACTGATCTGTAGTCACGTGATCGCTGACGGAGAGATACGCGAACACCGCCGTCAGGATCAACGTCACGATGGACTTCACCGCCAGCAGGTTCGCCAGCCGCTTTCTCAAAAGCTCCATAAACTGCTCCTTTCCGGGCAGCGCAAAAGCCGCCCTGTCGTGCTTGACAAAGCGGCTTCATTTGGTATAATGAAAATACAAGGGCGCTGTTGAAAGACGGTTAGCCCTCAAGGGTTAACAAGTTTCCTAGTTAACCGCTCGGTGGCAGCCGGGCGGTTAACACGCTTTTCTGGTCAGTATGTAGGCCGTAAAGACCGCGCACACTAAAATCCAAAGGATTTTCGCCAGAAGGCGTCCCACAATCGCATCACCTCCCCTCTACAGGGAAGTGGCTAACCGCCGTATACAACAGCGCCCAGGGCCCTTTTCAGGGCAGGTTCATTCTACCAAAAGCGCCGCTTTGTGTCAACCGAGGCCCAAAGGTACTGGCCCCGGCAAACCCCCCGTGGAAATATACAGGGTCACTCTTCGCCGCCTGGATGGGCGGCTTTTCAATTAGTTTCTGCCGTGGTCCCTGTCGTAGTCCGCCATAGACTTGGGCTGATACTTGCAGGCCCCGTCCTCCGCGTACATGTAGCGCAGAGCGCCCTTCACCACGTCCACGCCATGATACTTGGGCCGGTTGTACACCATATCCTGTTCGGGGATGTACTTGTCGATCTCCTCCTGCCACGCGACTGCGCCGGCAAAGGTGTGCATGGAGGCCCACCAGGGAGTCTCAACGGGAGCGGGAGTAAAGCCCTCCTCCATCTCTTCCTTTGTCCAGCCGCCGCCAGGGTTCTTGTTCGGGTCCAGAGAAAAGTTCGCGCCAGCCTCCTTCAGCTTCGCGTTGGCCTCCTCCGGGGTGATCTTACCGGCCTTGTACTGCTCCATGATGTCGTTGATGGTCTTGTTCATCATATGTATTTCCTTTCTGATTTCGGCTCTTGGCCGATGAATCACTTGTGATATTCCTCCAAATCAGAGATCCGGTGGTTCATGACCTTGATCTGCTCCTCCACCACCGGAACCCGGCGTGCGAAATCGTTGTGTTCCCGAACCTCTCGGGTCAGCTCGTCCAGCTTGGTGTCTGTGATGGCCTGCTGCTTATTGTTGGCCACCAGCACTCCCATGAGAGTCAGCCCCCCGGTGATCAGGGCCGCGATGATGCTCTCCGTCACGCTGCCACCTCCCACGCCGCCGGGTATTCCTCCGGGCTGAAATTGGTATCGCCCAGACATCGGTAGGTCTGACCATCCGTGTAAATCATGTATTCTCCGGCCCTGTACATGTCGTGCGCCCCCTGAACCGGCACGAAGGGCCGCGCGGTCTCCGGGCTTGTCCCGTGAAGGGGGCGCCAGAAGGTATACCAGGACGCCTCACCAGGCCGGATATCCGGATATGTGGCTGTATCGTGTGCCTGGAAGCACTCCCAGGTTTGGTCTTCTGTGTTGCGAATATCGCCCACCTGATAGCTCCCCTCTGACCAGGTCTCATAGAGGCCGCTGGCCCGGATGCGCTGATCGTCGGTGTCAATGGCTGCCCCAGCAAGTGTCTGCCGGGACACGTAAATGGCGGAGGCCAGCGCTTCATACAGATCGCTCACAGGCTCAGCCCCCTTTCAATGGCGTTCTCCAAGCTGGCGACTCGTTCTTGCAGGGTGGGAGGAGGAATGGGCGATTCCGGCTCCGCTCGTTCCTCAAATTCATATGTATAGCCGTTTTCTGCACAGTACTGCTTGACAAACACTTCATCTGACTCAATGATGTTAATATATTCACCATCTTGATAAATTTTATAAACCATACAGATTAGCCCTCCAAACGATAAATGACTATACAAACACCAGAAGTACCAGCGTTTCCAGATGAACTAACATCTCCACCATCTCCACCGCTTCCGTAGTTTTGCGAAGTAAAGCCACCGCCGCCTCCGCCTCCGCATCCACTTGATTCTCCTTCCAGACCACTGCCGCCTGCGAATCCACCGCCGCCTCCCCCGCCTCCACCGCCATTCGAGTTTCCACTACCGCCGTCTCCACCAATTCCGGTTAGTGCACCTGCGCCACCACCGCCGCCTCCACCTTCTCCGCCGGATGAAGCTACACTGCCTCCAGAACCTGCAGTACCTGCCGTTTCATAATAGCCAAGGCTAATCAACGGGGACAGGGCCATTGGAGTGGAATAATAACCGGATGCATTACCCTGATGTCCACCAGACCTGCTCGCTCCCCCGTTTCCGCCTTTGCCTCCATTAGTGGAAGAGCCTCCTGTTCCGCCGGAGACTCCACCGCCTCCACCGCCTCCACCGCCTTTACTTCCAGCGCCGCCGGGGCCACCCGATGTTGTTATGCTGCCGCCTCCGCCGCCCCCAGCTTCACCAGCACCGCCAGCGCCCGCTGAAGAACTATTGGCTGATCCACCCGGCAGTCCTCCGCTTGCAGTACATAGAGTCCCAAAGGAAGTCGCGCCTCCTTGTGACGATGCAGAACCGCCTGCTCCAACCCTAATAGGATAGCTGGTAGACGGTTTCAACTTCACTGCTTTGATAACAACATACCCAGAACCTCCGCCACCGCCTCCGTTTCTTACGCCAGAACCGGTATTACTATAAGCACTGCCGCCGCCCCCGCCGCCTCCACAGCAAACTACGAAAGCATCTTCAACGAGATTGCCCGGGGCCGTCCAGTTTTGAGACGATGTAAACAGTTTAATATTTTGTGCGGAGCCAACATTTTTAATGGAGTTTTTCATGATCTCTAAAATCGCCTCAAACGCGTCATCCGGTACCGCTTCCTCCCCACTCAGCTCATATAATGCCGCCGTCTCAGGGCTGAGCGTCTCTTCTTTCGTGAACACATCGGAAGCGGGAGCCATAGAGCCAATTTGTTCTTTCAGCTCTTCGCTCAGCTTATCCTCCGTAATGGTCCCGTCCGGAATCTGGCCCAGAACAAGGCCCTGAAGCTCATCTTTACCCGCCTTGTCTCCAAGAGCAACTTTCACTTCCGGAATCACGGTGTTGTTCAGATAGTCCTTGATGGCGTTTCCGCCCTCGTCAAATTTGGCTTTCAGCTCCGTGGCGGTCAGCCCTCCCACATCATTGGGCTCGTCATCCAATGCGGAGATAATATTCATGTCCTTTTCCAGCGGTGTAAAATCCATGTGTTACGCTCCTCTCTCCGTGGGAATTTCTCCAGTTTGATTGATGGCCCTCTGCAAGGCCCCATATCCGGGGCCGCCCCGCAAAGGCGGCTGCGCCTCATCTGTCGGTCCTGGGGCCTGGCCGGAGACCGGGACGCCCATAGCGCCCATCTGCGCGGCCATTTGCTGCTGCCGGCTGGCCTCCAATACGGCAATCAGGGTTTCCCGGTCCGTAATCTGACCGGCGGGCAGGCGCTTCAAATACTCAATCGTATCAATCTTGTCCTGCATCAGCAGGTTGTCCAGCGTCTGCATGGAGGCGATTTCGCTCCAGTAGGAGGACGCGCCTACATCCAATTCCACCGTGAAGTAGAGGTCCTTCAAAGCCTCAAAATCAAACAGAGCCGGCATCTTCATCGTGGGATTGATGTTGATCTCTATATATCGCTCCCCGTAATATTCACCCATGAACTCCATGTAAATCCTGCCTAGGTCCTCGATACACTGCAGCAGGGTCTGTTTGGTCAGCTCCATTGGTGTGGAGGCCGCCCGCTGCAGCGCGATAATGGCGGAGGTGTTGTCCGGCCTGGTATCGCCCAGGGCGACGTCGGAAGCTCCAAGGAATTTCTGCGTGTAGGAGATGGCGATATCGATAAACTGGGAAATCTGCGGGGAGATGGTGGCCGGGTCGATGATCTTCGCCACGTTTTCTACGCTTCCGTTCACTCCGATTGCCGCGCCGACTCGGTTGTTCCACTTGGGGACCTTTGTCTTGTCGTACATGATTTTGGGATAGGCCAGCATCATGAGGGAGATCATGGACATGGCAAAGAGCTTGTTGACAAAAATCTGGTTGGGAATCAGCCCGGTAATCATGGCCTGACCATGGTAGCAATCCTGTACATAGTCCCAATTCATCCAGGTGATTGGGTACAGCTTGATGCCAAGGTCCCACTCCGGCTGGATTTCCCGGTCCCGCGTGCATTCATAGCCGTGGATGGTCCCACTCTTCTCATCTCTCCAAAGTCTCAGCAGAACCGTAACCTTGCTGCCGCCCAGGTTATCCATGCGGGGATCGCCGCTCTGCTTGGTGTCCGCTGCGATTCCCTCTCGTTCCTCCCGGCTGACGCCGCTGGCCTCTGCCCGTCTCCTGGCCTCTCGCACCAGCATCCGCCGCTCGATGAGGATGTACGGCTGAGATTGCACCTCCCGGCTGTTGGGATTTCCAAACAGAACCTGTGTGTTTGGCAGGACTTCCGTCTTGATTGCGCCTCTGCTGGGCTGTCCGGTCTCCACATCGGGGTCCCAGTAGGTATAGAGACAGCCGTCTCCGTCCACCGCGGCATTCCGGCAGAACTCCCGGATGCAGGAGCCCATTTTGTTGAACTCAAAAATACCGGAAAACTGCTCGTTCAAGAGGTCCGTCAGCATTTCGGCGCTCTGTCCGGAAATCTTGCCGCTGGATGGAAGGGGCTTTGCGTGGAGTTTCAAATTGTCCGTGGACACATTGGCGACAGAGAACAGCACCACACGCTTTAAGAAATTGAAAACCGGCGTCGGCAGGCCGTTGGAACGGACGCCCTCCCACTGCTTTCCAATGAAGAAGTTTTCGTTGACATTCACGCAGTCATAAAACGAAATGCCGTTGTTGAATTGAAGGCCGGCCTCATATTCATTTGACACCTTTTCCGGTGTGGGACGATACTTTTCCATGTGTGTTTTCCTCTTATTTCACGTTTCCGGCATAGCGCAGCTGCACATCCGTCTCCAACACCGTAGCGGTGGCGGAAGCGCTGTCGCTCTTGAAAATCAATCGGTAGAATGTTGCCTTTTTGACCTTGAGCTTTAATCGTTCTACCTGGGGCTTCCGGTTCGTCAGAAAGGACCAGTGATTGAAATCCACATTGGTAAAGGAGGCGAAGGACGCTGCAACCACCTTGTCCGGGTAGTCGCTCCGGCGGTTGCTCTCGGCGGTGACGGTGATTCTCGCGTTATTCTCCGGCTTGATGGCTACAAAGATCACAGGGGAGTACTTGAGCTGCCAGTCCCGGTCAAAATCCATCGCGCCGGTGGCGGCATAGGCGCTGATTTCTTCGCCGTCGTCGTTGCGATAGGACCGGGACACCTCCTTGATCTTGCCCTCCTGCGTAAAGCCGAAGGTCCTCTGGTCCACCTCCAGCATAGAGACAAATGGCATGTTGGTGTAGGTGTACCAGGTATTGTTGGAGTAGTTCAGAATCAATGCGGTTTCCTTCCACAAAAACCAATACTCGTGATGATATTTCCGGTTGAAGGTTTTCGTCTTCTCCAGATCAAAAGCACTGATGGTAGCGGCAATCCGGTCCGATATACGGGTCGCGTTTTGCTCGCTGTCGGTGATGTTCCCGCTGGAGGAGGTGGAGCGCCACTGATAAATGCTGCCGCCGTCCAGGGTCAGGGGGTTATTTTCCAGAAGGCGGACCTGTCCCGGGGCGTCGTTTCCGATCTGGCGGTTTACCGGGAGCACATAAAATGCCGGCGCGGTAATTCCGTTGTCCAGCACGGTGGTGCTGTATTGCAAAGACCACGCGCTATCCCGTTTAAAAGCCATCAATCTTGCATAATGTCGAACCAGCGCTGTGATGGGGGTGTTGCTGTCTCCGATGGCGGCCTCATAGAGGTCCGGGAAGTACTCCGCCGTGGCAAGGCCCGTGTCCCCGTCAATGCCGCTGTAAATTGTCTTGTTGCTGCCGTCCCCGTACAGGAATACCCGGCTGTCCAAAGAGCCGTTATAGAGCTCGGAGAAATGCATGGAGGTAACTTCCGCCCGCGCTCCATCTCCCTTTTTATAGGTCACGGTCACGGTGTTGGTGCCCTTTTCCGGTGCCGTTGCAAACGTCATCTTTCCGGCCGCCGTGTCCACCGTATAGGTGGCCTCCGTTCCCGTCACGGAGATCACGCTGTCAATCTCCTTTTCCGGCAGGAAAAAATCTTTGGCCGTTCCGTCCGGGGAAAACTTGACCCGCCGCTTGCCTGTCAGCCGGTTTACATTCTCCAGCAGCGTCCCGCTCCCGCCCGGTTCCGTTGCCGTCTGGATGACCGGGACATAGCCCTCCACCTCGGAAAACGTCTCGTCCTCCCCGGCGCCCCAGCTCATGTATTCGTGCCCGTTCAAGAGGTATACTTTCTCGTCAAATCCAAAGAAGGTGGTAGTTTCATCCTGGGTACAGGCCCCTACTGCGGTGACGGCCTCCGTCAGGATGTTCACGTCAAAAATAGCTCCGCCAAAGGCGCACAGCAGGTGATAGGCCTTGTTGACCATCCCATACCAAGCGCCGCAGAAAACCGGCGCCTCGACAGGAGATTCCTGGTCCTCTGCCCAGGCATCCCAGGCGGTCCGCAAATGCAGCAGTGTGTGGGTACCCGGCCTAATCTGCAAGTGGCTGTCCTTGGTAATGGAGAAGTTCCGCATTTCGGACATCTCTCCAACGCGGATTTTGGTGTCGCCGTCCTGATTCTCATTGAGACCTAGGAACTCCTTTATCCGCATAATCGTGATATTGCTGCCCGCTGCCATCTGCGCCAAGATCAACCACCTCCGTACTCCAGATAATCCTCCGACATCTCTCCGCCGGTCATCTCGTCGTCGTAATCCGTCATACCGGCATCCTCAAAATCCTCCGGCACAGGGGACTCCACCCGTTCCGCGCCCAGTGTCCTGGTAACACAGAAATACCGGATGGCGTCGCAGATATGCGTGATCTCATGGGGCTGCACCGCGCAGTCTGACGGGTTCTTCTCGTCGTGCTGGATGGCGGCGATATGGGAGATGAGGGCTTGACAGTTGCTGGTCACCAGCAGCCCGGGGCGGTCCTGCGGCCCTGACAGGGGCTTGAGCAGCTCCTTCACAGCCATCCAGCCCTGTACCCGGTTGTTGCTGCCACGGATGATACCCACGCCGTTCTCCATGAACAGCTCTGCCATGCTGCGGCCGCTGTCCTTTTGCCGGTTCCACATGTCCGGCGGCGCAATCGTGAACTCGATGTGTTCCCACGGCGGCGTCGCGTCCAGCATCAGCTTCGCGGCCTCTGAGACGATCACACCGGACTGCTGCAATTCCCGGTATACATAGCAGCGCCCGTCAAAATCCACCGCAATCCAGAGGCAGGCGAACATATCAAGGCCATAGTCAAAGGCCCGGTATTTCCTCCACTCCGCTGGAATCCGCCAAAACGGTTCCATCACATGAGTTTTCTTTGTAAACTCCGGGAAGAAGGACCCGGACAGGGCGTCCCAGTCGCCAAACCTCCAGGCATTGCGCACGTTGTCCGGCAGCAGGTCCAGCATCTGTACATACTCCGGAGACGCCGCCAGCAGCTGGGGGTTATCGTCCACCGTCGCGTGAATGAAGGTATAGTCCTCCGCCGTTTCGCCGTCCCGGTACTGCCTGGAGACGAACAGCCGTTTTACCCAAAGGTGCCCGATGCCGCCGGGGTTGCAGGTCAGGTACATCCGGCGGGGAATATTCGTCGCGCCGCGCAGACACGCGCCCAAGGTGCGGAACTGGCTCTCCGTAAACTGCGTGGCCTCGTCCATGAAAATCCAGTCATATTCCTGGCCCTGGTACTCGTCGTCATCGCTCGTTCCATAATGTCCAAACTTGATCGTGGAACCGTTGGCGAAGAAAAACATATGCATGGAGCCGTTATAGACCGCAACCTCCTGCGGGATCAGCTTTCGCATGGGCAGAATCATGGTCTGCTCCAGCTCCGGGTATTCCCGCCGCACAATCAAAATCCGGATTCCCGGATAGGTCAGCGCACCGCCAAAGGCTTTGATTCTCAACACGTGGCTCTTTCCGCCGCCTCTTGCCCCGCCATAGCCCACATACCGGGTTCTGGCCTGACAAAAGAGCTTTTGTTTGGGATTCAGTTCTCCCAAGTCCACGGAAATCATCCCGCTGTGGTTTCTGTATTTTCCAGCCATGCGCTCACCTCTTCGGAAATAGGGGAAAGGCCCCCTTGCGGGGGCCCGTATGCTTACTCGTAGTCCTTCGTTCCCTCCATGCCGACACAGCCATCTTTGACCTGGATGCAGCGCATCGTCTGTCCCTCGGACAGCGTGACGCCGCCGGAGGGATAGGCCGCCGCGGTGTGGCTATAGCGGGGATTGGTTCCGTCCAGCGTGTACAGATAATTCTTTCCGCTGGCTCCCGTGATCGTCGCCACATGGGTGGAAACGCTGATCGCTGGCGCATCCAAAATTGCGTCCGCACTTCCGCAAACCGCAATTCCGTCACCTTTGGTGCCCAGGACAAACGCATCATAGTAGGTAACCCCCTGCACCACAGGCCCGGAAAAGCCCTGCACCTTGGTCAGCACGTCATACTGCTGCATCTTCACCGGGTCCACGGTGCTCCCCTTGAACTTGATCATGAAGTACACGCCATTGGGGAGATAGCTCTTGGTGACCGGGATCACCTTCACACCGTCCACCTCGCCCACAACGCCGCGGGAGAGCGCCATGTTTCCGGTTTTCTCCAGTGCCAGGAAATCCGGATTCTGCTTGAGGAGCTTGTAGTACTCCGTGGGAATGTACATCGTCCGATTTTCCAGCGGAACAAACGCATCCGTCATCTTGGCATTGGCGTCAATGATGGCCTCCACAATATTGGATTTTGTGGGGGCGGAGGTGAGTTTGTGCTGGATGTTGGCTCCCATGCACCACTTTTTCAGCCGGTATCTGTCCATACCGGGGACTGTCCTCTCGTCCAGCTGCCGGCGCAGCGCGCGGCCGGCGGATTTCTCAATGGCTTGGTCGGAGTTGTCCAACGCCTCAATCACAAAGGTGAACGAGGGCTCCTGCGTCATGGTCATCTCCTGGATGGTGTCTCCCAGGTTCTGGGGCGTGCCGAAGCGGTTATTAGCCGCGTTCCGGTCATAGGGCTGCTCGGGTACGGTGTCCACAGAGTAGACACGAATCGTCTTTGCGCCCACAAAGGAATAGTCGTTGCCGCACGCGGCGTCTGTGATGGACGCCTTGTGAAATCGCTCCGCGATTTTGTCAGCATACTTGATGGTATAATTGACTGCCATATTGACCCTCTCTTTCGTATCTGCGGAAAGGGCGCCGTCGTTCAGGAGTCAAATCCCCTCAGAAAATCATCCTTGCTGTTGCCCTCTTCACCGGCGGATTTCATGCTTCCGGTGGAGCGCTCCGCGTTCTTTTGGTTTTTCTGCGCGGCTTCCGCGGCGTGCTGATACCGTTCGGCTTCGGCTCTTGCCTGTTCCACCTGCCACCTTGCGTAGCTGGCCGTCAGGGAGAGCCCGTTTCTCACGCCGTCCCAAACCTCCGCGGGGATGTCCTTCGGCGCCTTTGCCGCTTCTGGAAATGTGTTTTGAAATTCCTGAATATCCGCCATCCGGCGGTCCTCATCGGACCGCTTTTTTGCCTCTGCCGCCTCCACAGCCTTCCTCTGGTCGGCCTCTGCGGCTTCCTTTGCCGCAACCGTCGCCTCCCGGTCCTCCAGCTCAACGGCTCTTTTGGCTTCCTCAGAGCTCATGCCCTCGGACTTTTTCGCCTCCTGGCGGATGTAGGAGATGTAGTCCCTCGTGTTCATGCCGGAACGGTTCGCGAACTGGCTGAACATGTCCATCACAGGCTTGAACTCGTCGTATTTCTCCCGCAGCCTGTCGTAGTCGAGCCCCTTCTGGGCAAGCGCGGTCATCTCCGCCTCATTCACGGTCCGACTCTCGCCCAGATGCTGCAGCGTCCAGGTTTTCGGGGGCTCCTCTGCCGGCCCTTCCTCGGCTTCTGCGAGCGGTTCCTGAGCCGGTTGCGGCTCTTCCCCGCTCTCAGCTTTCGTCTGTTCATGAGGCGCGCTGTCCTGTGTTGTTTCTGATGGGATCTCCGGCTGGTCTGCCGTGGGCTCCATGTCGTCCAGTCCCTCTAAAAAGCCGTCCGTGGTCTCGGGCGTCTGGTCCTGGGTGTTCAAAGTCTCTTCCATCTGATCACGCTTTCTCCGCCTGGTCTGGCGGCTGTATTTCATCTCCCTGGTGTGGGAAAGTGAGCAAAAAGAGAAAGCGCCAAAGGTCGGATTCCTCCAGCCTCTGGCGCCAAGCGCTCTCGCTTATGATTCAATTTTCCCGGAGAGATCTTCCAATTCTCTCCCCATGTAGATTTTGGGGAACCACTCCATCTTGCACTTCCGGCAGTAAATCGGCGCCCCAAGCATCACCGTGTTACCACGGACCTGCTGCAAATTTTTCCGGCAGCGGGGGCAGGTAAACCATCCATTGACTACCATCTTCCAAAGCCCCCATATTCAATCCCGCCCCATCCCAGGACGCTTTCGCCGCCTTCACCGCCTCCGTACACATCCTCCACGCTCTCAATCCCGGAGGACGGCAGGCGGCTTTTTGCCGCGTTCAGGTTTTCCAGATACGTCTGCCAGAAAAAATTCGCCTGGGTGGGATTTTCCTCTGTCAGCAAAAGCCCTGCAAGACCAAATGGGAGGACGTTCCGGCAGATATAGGCGTCCAGGTCCAGCTCATCCTCCAAGCTGGAAACACTGGGCAGAAATGGGCGCTCCGAAGAGCCGTCCTCCACGCTCGGATAGGTCCCGCTGTACGGATAGACCTGGTCCAGCAGCGTGTTGATGATATTGGGTGTCCGCAAAGCGTACTCCTTCGTGTCCGCCGTGGTGGTGGAACCGGTGCTCTCGTTCTGGGCATCCATCAGGTGAATCGCCTGATCAAAGACGTTTTGTACAATCATCTACCGCCCTCCATCCTGTCCGGGGACCTGGAATGACAGCAAATTCTGAATGCCCTCCTCCATCGCTTTGGAGAGCCGGTTCTCTTCCTCCCCCTGCGGTTCCGCCGGCGTGGGATTGCCGCTCTGCTGGGATTCGTTTTTCTTCCCTGCGGTCCAGGCCCCGACAATGACTCCGGCCATTGTCAAAAGTCCGCCGGCTGCAAAGCAGATCAAAAGCTCCATCAGGCAAAATCACTCTCTTCCATGTTTTTCCCCATCTTCACGTTTACGTTCAGATCGCTTTTTGCCTCAATCTTGTCCTGGTAACCGCCGAATTTCTCCTGCTTCAGCAGGAAAATGCGGTAAGACACCATCTGCCTGTCGCTGTACCGCGGGTCAGAGGCAATCTGCTCCGCGATTCTGGTATAGGCCATCCGGATGGTTTCCTGCAAATGCTCGCTTCTGCGCCCTCTCCACCAATCGTCCAAGGTGCTGACGGCAGTTCCAAGAAACACAGCCATTCCAGCCTCTGTGTACAGCTTTCCCTCCTCATCGCACTGGGAAAAATACCGCTCTAGACGCTCCTGCAGCTCTTCCGCCGTCTTAAATTTCGCGGCGGTGCTGTGCCGCTGCTTTCCGTTCTCTGGTTTCTTTGCCATCGCACTCGCCGCCTTTCGTTTGTTGGAGCCGCCCCCGTCTCGCGCAACTGCGGGGCGGCATATATAGCCGGTCGTACCGGCTATCTCGCGGGTTTGGTCAGGCTGTCCGCCGGCCTCAGGCTCAGTTCAAGAGTGATGGGCCCAATCTCTGGCGCTTTATTCTGGTGCAAACGTAAGCGTTCCCAAGCCCTGCACCGCTCCAGCACTAAAGCGGCTGGGTTGCCTGTTTGAGCGGGTGAGGATTTGCATCTCACATGAGTGGATTGCTATCCAACGCCCGCCGCGCATTACTGCGGCCTGCAAACCCGAGGGACGATACCCATACCGCCAGCAGGATCATAGGTTCCACTCTACCCGTCACCATAGCGTCTACCTTATTCCGCCACCGCTCAATGGTTTCCGACCGACCAGCATCTTTTCACCAGCCACATGGTACATCCGGCTTAACTGGCCGTTGCTGTGCGCACAGCTCCATGTACTTAGCTTCTCGCGCTTCAATGCCGTCTTGTCGGAATGGTGCCGCCCGCCTCATGCGGCGAGGAGATGCATAAAATATATTTTCCGATCCCCACCCAGAATCCTTTGCGCCGCAATACTTCCCGGGTTTTCCACAAGCAAAAACGGGGATTGTAGAGCAATTTCGATCCCCACTTTTTGTGCGCTTCCCGCTTAAATTGTCATACCCTATCGCGTTGCAATCCGACACCTGAACGGTGAGCGGCGACACTTCGCGCTATGTGCGGGAGATCATTTCTCCGCTGGGACACAACGGGCAGTTTTCAGCGGGCATTGTCATTCTCTCTGAGGACTTGCGCTACGCTCAGATCATCCGGGAGCTACCCGTCCTCTGGTGGAACATCGCGGCCCTGCCCCGCTTTAGCACTTAGGGCAACGTGCCCTTCGCTTGCTGTGACCTCCCCATTTTGGGGGTGCCTATGTTCCGCATGCCCCCGTCTTTCCGGGGTGTCAGCCACAGGAGGTGGGTGGCATTGATGGGAGATTTGGAACAAGTCTATCCCTGTTCCTACAAAAAGCATGACAGCCATTTCATGAATAGTCAAGACCTGTTTTTGTTTTTCTTCACAAAAATTGTCTCCCGTTTTTGCTGCATATCCCCCCCTTTTCCGACGGGGTTGTGAAGAGCGTGGGGAATGTGTGTGATATAACCTATCCCGTCTTCCGCAAACGCCCCCTGTTTTTCCGGCACCCCCAGGGGACTCTCACACTCTGTCATCCAGCCAACCTCCATCCTCGCCCAGGCCCACCCACCGCCGCACCCAGCCCCGGGAGGAGTACGATCAGCGCGCCGCAGCGGGCGGTAATACACACTACATCCACAGAAACGGCTCAAGGCGTTGAAACATCAAACAAAGCATTTCATGCCATCTTAAAATCCAACGTCCTTGAGCCGTTTTGCTGATATCCGGATTTCTCTTGTTTTCTCGCAATCTTTCAGTTTTTCATGCACTTGCTATTTTTTTAATCACAGGCAGTCCGCATTTTCTCAGAAACCCATATCACCAACAACCATACGCATGAATCACTCTTTCTCCCCCTTATTCCCCCCTCTTTCTTTCCCCCTTAACCCCCTATCTATTACTCCCTATTATCCCCCATAACACCGCCAACGCCGCCGCCAGAAATCAGCCGTAAAATTCACGGCGAATCAGATCAAGAATCCAACCATTCACACTTTTCCCGTCAGCCTTCGCCGCGTCCTCGATCTGCGGCTTGACATCGACCGGCACAACCAGGGAAATCCGTGCGTAACGGTCCTTGTTGGCCTCATCCCATCTCCTATTTGCCTGTTTCTTTGCCTCTGTATATCGCTGCTTTGCCATGCGCTCACCTCCGATTATGCACTGATTATATCCATGCTCATGCACCAACACAAGTGTATAATCTGCACAAAATGAAGGAAACATTCTTGTGTGTCTTTTTGCGGGACTCTACTCGGTAAATGCACCCACACAAGTGTATGATTGCATCATCCCAAGCAACCACGACAACAGAGGAAACGCGTGTAAACCTCGGCGTTTTAAGGGGCGCACACAATAACAACCGATATTGGAGGGCGCTTTACCATTGCAGACCAAACCCCGGAACATTTTTCCATAGGTTTTATCGGCTCCGCATGGGCCGCCAGCCTCCCCCCATCCCAGCTTGATCATGTGTGAGTGGGGGTATAACATGGCCGGCAAGGGGGTAGAAGTCTGGCACACTTACCCCGTAAAACTCAACCGCAAAGATTACCATGATTTCTTAATTAGTTACCGGGCTTAGGTCGCCCGTTGGGAGAATAAAAGCGTTATCCAGGTTTGAAGAACTAAAACGCCAGCGCCCCGGCATTGAAGTGCTGGAGGACATTTCTCCTCAGTCTTGGGAGAAGTAAAAGAAAACCGCCCTGCCGGGCGGTTTTCTTAATTCACATACAATACACAGTATAGTAATAGACCACTTGAAACATAAAGAAAAAATCTTAAAGCGTTTGTAAATATCCCCCTATATCTATCCCATGCTTATCCGCCAACGTTTACACCATATTTCAAGGCCGCAACCTCATTTTATTTCAAGCACAAACCTGCGCAATCTGGTATCATTTAGCGCGTACAAATACACAGAAAATACACAGCAGCTTACTTGCAGTATTCCGCCAGGATTTCCGCCGCGCTTTTTTGGCGCTGTTGTCTAAGGTGGGTGTAAACCCCCTCCACAGTCTCCACCGCATCCCCCAGAATCCGGGCCGTCTGCCTGGGGTCCAATCCAGCCTCATAGCAGATCGTGGCCATAGAGTGCCGGAAACAATGCGGAGTAATGTGGAATGTCTCCACGGTTTCGCCGTTGCTGGCCCGCTCTGCAGCGAAAAGACCCGCGTCTCGGCAGTACCGCCGCCAGTTTTTTGTGATTTCCGAGGAGCGCATAAAGCCCCCGTCCTCTCCCGGGAAGATCAGCCCCGCCCGGTTTCGCGGCAGCGCCGCAGCCAGGGGCGGAAGCAGGGGGATGTCCCGCCGGCCGTTCTCGCTTTTGAGGTGGTCCTCCAGCACCGGCACCTGCCCCGTCGCATAGGAGAGCTTTTTGGTCACATGGATGACGCCGGCCTTGCGGTCAATGTCTCCATAGGTCAGCGCCAGGGCCTCTCCCCGCCGCATCCCGGTGTAGAGCAACAGACAGCCGAACAGCCAAAAGTGAGCTTTTCTCTCTGCGGATACCCGCTTAACAATGGCCTCCTGTTCCTCCGTCAGCGCTTCCCGGCGTTTTACCGGAAGTCCCCGGCTCTTGCGTATCTCCGTAGCCGGGGACACGTCGATATCGCCGGAAATGACGGCGTAGGCGCAGATCATCTTGCATACGCTCAAGTCAGTCTGTACCGTTTGCGCACTGTAACCAGCTCTCTCCAAGTCGTTGAGATACCGTTTCACGTCCAGAGGCTTGACGTCCCGAATGCTCTTTGGGAATGCCGCGCAAAGCCGTTTTACGGCATATCCGTACACCATTTGCGTGCTGAGGGACACCGTCTTGTCGTGCTCCCGCTGCCATTGCGCCGCCACCATTGGGAACGGCCTCCCGGCCTGCGCCTGTTCCTGATACGCCAGGATCTTCCGGTCCACCTCCCTGCAGGTCTTGCCCCGAAAGGCCACCCGTCTGCCGTTGATTTTCCGGATGGACTCATAGAGTCCGTCGGGCCGCTGGTAGTATTTTTGCTTTGCCATCGTTACCTCCTTGTTTTTTCCGGAGGTCCATGCTATACTGTGCCTGAGACCTCCCGCTTCGTCGTGGTTGCTGGGTGGTTTGGATCGATCCGCTCCGGTGTTTGCAGCGCCGGAGCGGCATTTTATTGCGCCTTTTTCAAATCATTGATCTGGTTGGTATGCATCTTGATGATGCTCTTTAAAAGCTCGACTTCCTCCTCCAGCGCCTCCACCTTGCTCTTTGGGGCCAAAGTCTCGAGAATGGTTTTCTGGCCCTCGGCTAACGCTTGAATTTGGGGGATTAAGATGTTCTCCTGCGCGACTTCAACACTTACCAGACGTTGATTGATTTCTTCCAGCATGGATATCATTTTTTCTTCGTGGTTCATATGATCTTCCTCCTCGCCGCCCTCCGGCGGCTTTTTATCTCCCCGGAAGGGGATATCTCTTTTTGGTCATGACCCGCCCCTGCCAGACCAGGGACCTTCCGCTGCTGGCGGTGATCACCAGGTCGGCGTCGGACCGTTTCCGATTCAGGCTGAAGAGGTAGGTCATCCCCAGAACCCGATCATAGTGCCACTGCTTGATGACGGTAGCTCCATCCACGCAGAAAACGCCGATGTCCCCATCCCGCATTTCATCATGATTGACAAACGCAATCGACTCATCCGGGAAGTCCGGTTCCATGCTGTTTCCCTGTACCCGAATGGCATAGGCGGCGCCTCTTGGGTCCTCCGGCTTCAGTTCGTAAGGCACGCAGCTCTGTCCGGTCTCGCCCAGGGCAGGGCCGGCGGCGGAGGGATTGATAAACAGGTTGATAACAGGTGGTGTTTCCGGCTCCTCCGCCTCCTCCTGAAAGCGTTTCTCATCCTCCATCCGCTGGAGCTCCGTCTCCGCCAGCTCTCGCAGCGCCTGCCTCCCCCAGCGGTCCAGGCTGTCATAATCCTTTGCAAGCCTCATCGCCTCGCCCGACAAGGGCGGGGCCTTTTTTGCGTCCATCTCCCCATGCCCAAAGTCCACGCGAAAAACCTTCTCCGGCATATCATTCAGTTTTTCCAAGGAGACTCCAAGCCCATCAGACAGCTTGAAAGCCACTTCCAAAGACACGGTGTCCTGCTTCCTGGTCGTGATGCCCCGCACCGTAGAATCTGGAAGATCGCACATTTTCGCAATATCGGCAACCTTTAAGTCTCGTTCTTTCATAATTCCTTGAATGATTTTATAAACCGGCATTGTTTCGCCCCCTTTCTTCATGCTCACATTATACACCATTTTTCACGCATTGCAAGATTTTTCTTCAAGACCAGCTTGACTTTTCGCTCTTTGAGTGGTTTAATAAAGCTGTAATCGTTCATTGCGCGATTGCAGAGGACGAGACGCCGGGGGCTTTGCTCAACTAAATCGGTCTCCCCTGTTGATAGCTGGGACCCATTCACCGTCCCCGAACAAGTATCGAGCGACACGCAGCTCAGAGCCGGACAGACGGACCATCCTCTCCATCCGCGCCCCCCCTTTCTTTTGGATTCCCCCTTGGAGCATCCAAAGATAAGCGTTGCCCCTGGCGCCCCTCTCTTATATCGTACCATGCGCGAAAAAGCAAGGATAAGGTGGTGAAAACATGAAGCCAAACAGCATTGCATATCCGAATCTTCGAGCCGAAATGAGCCGGAAAGGAATCACCCTTGGGGATCTTTCCGAGGCGGTCAATATTGGACGCGACACGCTTTCAAGAAAGCTGTCTCGGAAAAGCCCCCTCAGTCTTCGAGAGGCCTTTTACATTCAGAGCACTGTTTTCCCCGGTCTTGATATTCGATACCTTTTTTCAGATCAGGCAACATCCGGGGAACAGGACGCCAGCTGACCCAGTAAACACGTGGATATCAAGAAAGCGGCATCCACCGCACACGCCCCCCATTTACCTGCCTATTATTTTTATTGTACATCATGTTATATCCACCAGCAACCACGACAAGCGAAAAAAGATGCCCCGCCCGGGGAGCAGAAATTGATCCTGCTGCTGTCCCTGATCGCCGCCGGAACGTCTCCGCCCCTGCCGCTCGCCCCCATACTTTTATAGAAGGAGGACCCTATGGAAAACAACTATTACCGTGACAATCTGGCCGCAATTCTGGAATTTACCGGAGGCCGGCACCTGCTGGGCTATGGAGATATCCATAGATACACCGGCCTCAAAGACCACCGGGCTATCCGCAAGCGCTACCCGCTCAACAAGGACGGCACCATCACCGCGGAAACCCTGGCCCGCCGCCTGTGCGAGGGGGCCAGATCATGAACTGGTTAACCGCTGCGCTCGCAGCCATCGGCGCCTGGAAGGCCACCGCATGGATATTCCGCCTGGTAGATCAACTGGAGGGTCCATGAATATTGGGGACAAGCTCCGCCGCCCGTTGGAACTGGACACGACCTATTGGGGCTCCACGGATGGCCGCCTGTACCCCTGCGAGGTGGTCTACATCCACCCGAAAGGGCGCTACTATACTGTGGAATTTGACTTCCATGGAACAAAAATCCGCCAGTGCTTCCAGGAGGGATTTGATTGAAAACACGGTTTACTTATCTGTTCGCCGCCGGCCTGCTGGCCGTCTGGCTGCTGAGCTATCTGACCATGACAGCAGACGCGGAGCCTCCGCGCCCGGAACACACAAAAGCCACCATGCCGGAGATCCCGTTGGACGAGCTGGAGGCGGCTGAAAATGAGCTGATTGAGGCCGCGCTGTTGGCCCGCTCAACCAAGCTGGAGGACGTGACGATCACCTTCTACTGCTGCGAGGAACGGCCCCACATCTGCGGGACAGGCTCCGGCATCACCGCCAGCGGACGGCGCGTGACTCCATATGTGAGCTGCGCTGTGGACCCTGCCGTGATTCCACTGGGCAGCACCATCATGATCGAGCACAACGGCGAAATGTTGTATCTGCGGGCGGACGATACCGGCCCCGCTATCCGGGGAAACCGTATAGATTTGGCAGTCCAGGGGCACCAAGAGGCCTTATCCCTGGGTGTGAAAACGGCTGATATTTGGTGGTGCGAGGAATGAAAGGAGGCCAAATGCGTGTACTATTGCGAACTCTGCGGCACGTTTTTCGATAAGCCGCACATCCGAACATATCAAGACCCCACGGTGGACCCCAGGGCAGAATTCCAGGAGGTTGTCTGCCCGGTCTGCCTGGAACCCCACATCGAAGAGGCGGCCTTCTGTCCCGCCTGCGACCAGCCTATGCCGGTGGGGCCTGTGCTCTGTGAGAGCTGCCGCATGTCTTTGAAGCGGCGGGTGACAGAATTTTTTGATACCCTCACGGCTGAGGAAGAGCAGCAGTTTGACGCCTGGATGGAGGGCTGCAGCATCACGGAGAGGAGGGCGTTCCCATGATTCAATTTCATGAGGCATCCCATACCTATACGCTGGATGGCGTGGACCTCCCCAGCGTCACCCATATCTGCCGCTTCCTGGCCTATGACTACAAATCGGACAAGCCATGGCTCGCGGAGGCAGCGGCCCGGCGTGGGACTGCGGTCCACGAGGCCTGCGCCCTGATTGACTATGGCGAAGAGCCGGAGGAATCCGCGCAGATCGCCGGGTATCTCAACGCCTATCGGCGGTTTTTGAAGGACTACCGGCCGGACTGGGAGCTGATCGAGCACCCTATGGGAGCCCTGGAGCTTGGCTACGCCGGGACTCTGGACCGGTATGGAACCCTCTATGACGGGCGCACCTGCATCCTGGATATCAAGACCGGGCAGCTTTACAGCGCCGCGCTCCGGGCCCAGCTGACGGCCTATCAAGCGCTCCTTCCGCCACGATATCACTGTACACACCTCTACGCCTTAAAACTCAGCGCAGACGGCACCTATCAGCTGCGGGAAGTCCCGGCGGACCGGGCCCTGCTGGATGCCTGCTTGTTTCTGAACAACGCCACCGAAAGGAAGAAACGCACATGAGTGAGGAATTGATGCTTTATAGCTACAGCGCATCTCCGCTGGCTGTCCAGAAAAAGCCCCACACCGGGGATTATGAGATATCTGTCTTCGGCGGCGCTCCGGCCACCTTGCGGCGGGGCGTGGACTTCGGCATGATTCGCCGGAAGGACGGCAGCGCCCAGACCAAGCACCCAACGCTCTTTAAGGCCGGCGCGGAGAAGGTAGCCGTGGCCTATGGCCTGTGCCAGAGATACCACATGGAGAGCAAGCTGGAAGACCCGGAGAGCGGGTTCTTTTTCTACGCCGTCCGCTGCGACCTGGTCAAGATCGTGGACGGGCGGGAGTATACCATCACCAGCTCCTACGGCTCTGCTAACACCCGGGAGGGCCGCAACGGACGGCAGTCCCCCTTTGATGGCGCCAACAGCGCCCTAAAGATGGCCCAGAAGCGGGCCCTGGTCTCTGCGGCGCTGTCTCTTGGCTGTATGTCCGACAGCTTCACCCAGGACGTGGAGAGCGACACGGAGGACGCCAGCGCCTACTTCAACGCCAAAAATCCGGAATTTCCCATCTCCCCCGCCCAGGTGAAGTTCTTCTATGCCGCCGCCGGGCGGCACGGACTGACCAAGCAAGATGCCAAAGCGCTGCTGAAGAAATACGGTTATTCCAGTGCCAAAGACATCCTGACAAAGGATTTTGATACTATCCTGGAGGAATTGGAGGGTGCCGATGCTTAACCATATTACACTCATGGGCCGCCTGACCCGGGACCCGGAGCTGCGCCGCACCGGAAACGGCACCGCCGTGACGTCGTTTTCCCTGGCCGTGGACCGGGACTTCAAGTCCCAGTCCGGAGAGAAGGAGACGGACTTTATTGATATTGTGGCCTGGCGCTCTACCGCTGAATTTGTCAGCAAGTACTTCTCCAAAGGCCGCATGGCTGTTGTGGAGGGCCGCCTGCAAATCCGGGACTGGACGGACAAGGACGGCGGTAAGCGCCGCAGCGCCGAGGTGATCGCGAATAACGTCTACTTTGGGGATTCCAAGAAAGATGACCAGGGCTCCCGTCCTGTCTCCCGCGGTGTGGACGTCTCCGCCTCCGACTTTGCAGAGATCAGCGAGGAAGACGGCGAGCTGCCGTTCTAAATTGAGGAGGCTTCTATGGATCGAAAACAATTTACGTTCTATGCCTCTTTCTATCAAGCGATTTCCCGCATTAAAAACAAGACCGCCCGATGTGACGCTTACGACGCCATCTGTGCCTATGCCATCACGGGACAGCTCCCGGACCTGGATCGGGTTACAGACGCCGCCGCCATCGCTTTTGAACTATGCAGACCAAATCTGGATGCAAGCAGGCGTAAAGCAGAGGCTGGAAAATCCGGCGGAAAGTCCAAGCAAACCGGAAGCAAAGCAGAAGCAAAGCAAGAGCAAACCGGAAGCGAGAAAGAGAACGAGAAAGAGAACGAGAAAGAGAATGAGATAGAGCATGAGATCGAGCACGAATGTGATCCCCCTCCCCCCTTGCCGCCGCCGGATGAAGCAGCGTCCGTTTTGGCTGACTACCGGAACCGGGTGAACCCATCCGCCTCTCCGTCCTCCCTGGATGAGCTGCGCGGCTTTGTGAAGGTTCTTGGGCCGGATGTATGCCGCAGGGCCTTTGACATCGCCCTGGACAGCAAGAAAACCACCTGGCCATATATCCGGGCCATCCTGCAGGATAAACAGACGCGGGGCATCCGATGCCTTGCGGATTGGGATGCACTGGAGAAAAAGCGGGAATCCGGCAGGAAGTCCTCAGCGGAGAGCGTGAATAAAAGCGCCTGGGGGTATGTGAAATGAAATTTACCATCCCCTACCCGCCCACAAAGCGGGAAAAGGCGGCGTGGAACAAGCGATACGGCCTGAATGCCTACTACGCCGGAAAGCATTGGTCACAGCGCCGGCGGGACGCTGAGGAGTTACATACCCTGGCCCAGTGGGCCATGAAATGCGCCCATATCCGGCGGCGGATGGTCAGCGGGCCGGTAGAGATCACGTTCCGCTGGAACGACGGCCTGGACATTGATAACCACGCGGCGCTGGGAAAGGCGTTTGTGGACGCCATGAAGGGCTATCTGCTCCCGGACGACAACCGGGAATGGGTCCAGCGGGTCTCCCACGAGTTTTGGGATGGCGACGCTATCCAGGTGGAGGTGACGGCATATCATGAAAAGTAAAATGCTTCTGCGCGTGGTGGAAATGGCGCGGAGCGGATGTACAGACAGAGAGATCGGGAAAGCGGTGGGCGCTGCCCCATCGACGGTCAGCTACCACAGGAAGAAAGCCGGAATCGAGAGGGCCCGCGGTCAAACATACCACACTCTGTACACGCTCTATGACCGGGATGGGCAGTACCTGTTTGAAGGCAGCGTGAAGGAATGCGCAAATTTCCTGGAAATTCAGGAGCACACGGTCCGGGAATATCTGTCCAGATTCCGCGCCGGAAGGAAAACGCCTGTTGAGATTTACGCAGAGCCAGTCAGGAGGATGAGATGACAGCCGAAAGGCGCGCCCTCTTGGGCGACCACGAGGCAAGTAAAAGACTGAGCGATACGGGGGTGCTGCTGCTATGTCCTATGTGCAGAGGAAAGGCAAGGGTGCGGAGCGAACGCTACTATCAGCCAAATGTCCGCAGAAATGTGATCTGCACGAAATGTTTTACAAACAGCGGATGGTATAAGACGGAATACGAAGCCCGCCTCGCCTGGAACACCCGCGCGCCGATTTTGAGTGCGGAGGAACTACAAAGACTGGAGGCTCATCCATGACGCGGGAAGAAGCATTATCCTGGTTTGAGAAACGGGTCAAAGCAGTTAGTATGCCTGGAGCACGAGCAGCACACGAGGCGGCAATCCGTGCCCTCCGCCCCGTCAGCCGGGAACAGTTATCTGAGTTTAAGACTTGCGATCTGGTAGACGAACTAAGAAAGCGTGAGGGCGTAGAAACACACATCGTAGAGCCGTACCAAGATGTGACGGTCTCAGTAAACGGCCCTGCGGTGGTGCTGGTAGTTATAGATTAGACCCTGGAATATCCATACCTACCCTTGATAAATGCGTGGAAGTATTTTCCGTAGGACCCTGCGGACATGAGCCCAGCATATACAGACTGCGGAACACCGAAATAGGCGTAGGTGCCACCCTTATGAAATGAGATGTAGAGAGTCCCATTTTCATATCCGATACTGGCTATGTCCGTTGAGGAAACTGGATGCATGACCATGAAATCACCTCACTTTCCACGCAGTTAAATAATGCCACACAGAATGGAGGATTTGTAGATATATGGGGAAAATCAGCCGGGAGCAGGTGGAGAAGATGCAGGGAGAGTGGGAGGACGTCCCATTAAACATGGATGCATCATACTTTGCGACAAAGTACAACTTACGCAAAAAATGCACGGCGTGTAAGTATGTGATGCCAAGAGAATGGCCGAATTTTAAATTTTGTCCTGCATGTGGAAGCCCAATGACGGACGAGGCCGTGGAGATGGTGATGAAAAGATGGGAGGCAGTTAAATGAAAGTAGAAGTCCGCTACACCATTAACCAGGATGGCACGCTGGAAAAATGGTATTTGGAGGCGGAGCAGGACGGGATTATCTATTTGCGGAAAACAGCCATGCCGAAATGGAATTGTTGTATGAAAGAGTTCCGGCCCAATGAGGTATATCCATCGTATGCGGCCGCTATGAGAGCGCGGAAGGAGGCGCTGAAAGATGGCAAGGGCGATTAAGCAAGGGCAGCATATTTTTATAGCGTTTCAAGATGGGGAAGCCGTTCTGGATAGTCAGCTTCGTCCCCGAATGTACAAAAGCAGGGAGCAGTTTGAGAAATCATTCCCCGCATGGCGAGATGGCAAGGCGGAGCTTGTGGAGTATGCGCCCACCCTCACCCAGCCGAACGAACCGCTGACGCTGGAGCAGTTGCGGGAGATGGACGGGGAGCCGGTGTGGTGTAAATGGCTACTTTCAGAAGATAGATCCATTGAGCAGGGAAAATGGTTTATCGTTATCTCCGGAGACAAGGAAGGGCTGGAGATAAAGCGACCGGCCGAATACGGGTGTCATTTTTGCAAAATTGATGATTGCGGGAAAACCTGGCTTGCCTACCGCCGCCCGCAGGAGGGAGAGGAAAAAACACATGACGAACGCACAGAAAATCCGGGCCATGAGCGACGAGGAGTTGGCGGACATTTTCCTCAGAGCTGACTTTTGTAAGTGTTGTGAGCATGAAA